GACGCCCACAGTGCGGAACGCGTTGTTCACGTCAGACAGGACAGGAGTCATCTGCGCCGACTCAATGTTGGCCATACGGATCTGGTCGAGTTCAATGTCGCCGACATCCTGCACCTTGCGGCCCAGCATCGTCTGCACACCGCCCAACATCTCAGCTGCCTGCCGGATCGCCGGGATGTCGCTTGTGTAGATGCGAACAAGCGGGGAGAATAGCCGACGCACGTCGACGCCGGCTATCTTGACAGAACCGCCGGCAACTCTTCCTGGCGTCGGTGCGCCTTTGATCTTGCCATCTACGATCTGCACCGCAGCGCGCTTCTGTACATTCTGTGTTGTCGACGTCACGAGATCGGACGCCTCGGCCATTGCTTTTTGTTCCGGCGATGGTCGCCAGTTCATGTCGATCTTTGGCATGCCGTCGGTCAGCACTTTGTTGAATCCGCCACCGATCAGCGCGGCGAGTGCAAGTGACGTCACGTCGAACTCGCGTGTGCCTGTCGTGTCAGCTGTCCCCGCCGCCGCTTGGATGCCTGCATCAAGCGCTGCCTCACCGGCCGCACCGAACATGAACGGCCGCGCTGCTGCGAACTGCTGCACGCGGTTCACGCTTTGGCCTGCCTTGACCGCTGCGCTTGCTCGCGTCGAAGTCGCTAGAATGCCGGCACCGCCGATCAGGTAGGTCGACAGAGTTGCTGGGTCAGCGATAGCAGCCGTCAGGTTAGCACCAGGGCCGACCTGCTGCATGTCTTTTGCTCGACGACCAAGGAACTCAGCGTACGTCTCCAGCTGGTCGTCAGCGAGAAACTGAGCCGCGTTGTGCAGGTTGTCGGTCATGTCGCCCATCGGGACGCTGTACGTTTTGAGCAGCTCGTCCACACGATCGCCGTCGTAGGGCTGCGCAATGTCGAAGACGCGGTTGATTGCTCGCTTTGCTGTCAGCTCGCGGAACAGCGCCTTCTCTCTAATGTTTGCAGCGTACGCCTCCCGGTCACCAGTCAGCGCCGCACCAGCCTGATCAATGAAGCTCGGCTCAGCAAAGAAGCGCATGAGGTCACCTGTTGTGCCGTACCGGACTCCAGTGCCGTACCCTGCCGCGAACGGCATGTACTCTGGAGCGGACGTTACGACCGCTGTGTCCTCTGTGTAGTTCTCAATGTCTACCACTATCAGTCACCTCCCAAGATAGTCAGCTGTTCATCAGCCTGGCCCAGCTTCCACGCTGGCACGACGGTCGCTGTGTGAAAGAACGCTGACTGGAAGTCAGTGCTGTTCGGAGGGGCGTACCCGATGTCGCCATCCATGCGCAGCTCGATGCTCGTGGCACCGCTGTACTTGTCCTCGTACGGCAGCATGTATGCGATTGACCCGTGGCTATCGTCGAAGTCGCGATTGCGCGTATCGATCGACAGGAAGTCATCAGCGTCGACTGGAAAGTCCTGTGACGTGCCATCAGCAAACGTAGCAGTGACTGCCATGGCCCCGCGCACGTTGCGGATGTCCCACGTTTGGCCACCCAGACCTTCGACAAGAAAGTGTGTCGTCCTGCCCTGCATCGCCGTGTTGTTTGGCCGGCTAAAGTTGACAGCCTGCAACGGTATTGCACCACCAACAACTCGAGTACGGAACCGCCCAAGAGGTGCAAGATTACCGAAGCTGTCTCGGTAGAGCATTGCCTCACCGTCAGCGCGAGACAGGCTAAAGCCGTCACTATTGATTGTTATGTCGATGCCGGCAGCGTTCTGCTCGATGTTCTTCAGCTCTACGCCAGCTGCGCCGAACAGGTCGGCATGCATACGTGCTCCAAGAGCTGCAGCGCCTTTCATGCTGTCTTTGTCGAGACCGTACGTGGCCATTGTCAGGTCGCGGATGTTGTCGGTGCTCTTAACGCTGACCTTCTCGGCGAACAGACCGATCACGTTCACGCCCTTCATCATCTGATCTACAGTGATTTCACCGGCAAACGCACGGGTCGCTGTCCCGCCACCTAGCAAGCTGTCGCCCAAAGCACCATACAACTCGCGTGGCGCGGACCGTGCAGCCAGCTTGTCGATCTGCTTTTGGATTGCGTCTGGGTTATCTGGCTTGGCAAGGATGGTGTCGAGGTTAGAGCTAATCGCTAGCACTGCTTCGAATCGCGCATCGTTTACGCCCAAGGAGCCGATTGCCTGCTCGACAGTAGCGATATGATCACTGGTGATTGCGCCGCTAATCAGCATATTGCCGAACTGGCGCTGTGCCACTGAGAAGCTCTGAGGCGAAAGCGCTAGGATCTGCAGCTCGGGGTTACCAGCAAAGTCTACATATGGCGCGCCAAACTGCTTGCTGTAACTGACAAGACGCTCGACGGTAGCGATCGTGTCTGTCGTGACCTCACCGTCGCGCACCGTCTCAGCAAACACCTGCGCTAGCAGACCTTCACCGAAGCCATTCCGCTTAGCAAGTGTGATCGCTGCAGCCAACGCGTTGTGTCCGTTTTGATCGCCAGCAGTGATTGCATCGAGGGCCGGCAAGATCTGCTCACGGATCAGTGCGTTCTGCTTGTTGGTCTTCTGTGTAGCCACCTCGCTTGAGGTCATGCGGTACTCTTCGTTGTAGTACAGAGTGCCGTTGGTGACCGTAGCTGTTCCCTTCGTGTCGCGGACAGGTTCGTAAGGGCTGCTGTCGATCTTCGACTGAGCCGAGTTGTAACGCGTTGCCGCCTTCTTCGTAGCGTTCAACAGGTCTTCTTGCTCGTCGATGCTCATCAAGCCTTCGCTTTGTTGCATCGTTTGCATCATTGAAAGTGTGAACTGCTTGATTTGCTCTGGGTCTTCAGTCTGATCCAGTGTCAGCTCAAACGCCTTCAGTGTGTTACCGACACGGTTGTCGGAGTCAGCCTTAACGAGACTAGCAATGCGATCTGCCATTGCATCATCGACACCTACAAACGCGTTTGCTTGATACAAAGCATCCAGCGCGGCTGTGAGGTTTGCTGCGTTCTCGATGTTAGCAACGGTTGCGCCAGACGCTGCTGCCTGTCCCTGCGCCATCTCGACGTTGCTGACAAACGTCGATGCAATCTCTTCTGGAGCTAGGCCAGTCTTTTCTACCTCTTCACGGTAGACCTGTGCCAACACTTCAGCGTCTGCCTCGGGAGATCCAGCTTGGAACTCAGCGACATTGTTTATCGCGCTGCTTGCTGCAAAGGCACGCTTGCTCTCTGCAAAAGCTTTCCCTCGTTCTGCTGCAAACGTAGTGAACGCGCTTGTCTGCATCAGAGCGTCTGCTGAGTTTACTGAGGCGATGATGCCCTGATCGAAGCCTTCTTTGCCACCAGCTTCTGCAAACTGGCTAGCTAAGCTGTCGAGGAAGTCATCCGTACTGATACCTAACAGAGCGCTGTCGCTCATGTTCTTGTAGCTCTCAGCTAGCGCTTGATCGGTAATGTCACGCGAGGCTTCGTACTGTGCCATCTGGTTAGCGCGGTCCGCTCCTTCAGCAAGGATCATTGCCTTCTCTAGGGCAAATGCGTTGTCGCGTGAGACGGCTTCCATAATACGCGAGCGGTTCTCTTCACCGATGCCACGGTCAGCCAGCACTTGGTTCAGCAGTGACGTGCGCTTGGCGTTCATCGCCATCGTGTACTGAACGGATTCCGCTGCGCTATATTCCTTGATGTTATCGGCCATGTTGCTGTTGAACAGCTCTGGGATCCACGCGTAGGGCGTGCCACCTTTTTTGCCCCAGTAGTTGCCACCGCCCTTGGCTGTGCCGACAGTGTCGAGGTGCAGAGCGTTACCACCCATGTATCCCTCGCCGCCGCCGATGCCGACAATACCTAGACCGCGTGCAACCTGGGCGAACTTGATGGCGCGGGGGTCACTGCCGTCGACCGGAATGATCTTGCCCGTTGCTTGGTCAATCAGATGCACGTCCGCTGCGTTACCGTGGTCGTGGCGCTGGGTGCCTGTGCGCTGGCCACCCTCGTCAATCCCTGGCTGACCACCGCTGAACACACGGACCTCGAGGCCTGTCTGTGCAGCTGCGCTACTCAGGATACCGTACAGCTCATCATCGAGTGGCTTGTTACGGATAGCCTCTTCGTGGGCCATCGTCACCTTGCCAGCGCTTGTCCCGACAAACACATCTGTGCCGTAGACAGGCAGGCCTTGCTCCATCCGCAGCTGGTCGAGCTGGATCTGCTGGCTGATGTCGTCGTTGACAGCTTTGAAAGCTTCCATTGTGTCGGCGTAGTTGTCACGCGCCTGAGTCAGCGCGAAGTCCTGCTCCATCTTGTACAGCTTGAAGGCGTTCTCCTGCTCTTGCAGCTGCAGGTTCTGCTCCATCTTCATCATCTGCAGTTGGTTACGGCGTGCCTGCACAGCTGTGTTTGCAAGGTCTTGAATAGGACCGCGTAGGTTGCCGATGGCGCTTGCTAGTTTTGACAGTGCTTGGCTCTCTCTGTTGTCGAGGAGCGGCCGGTAGTAACTGTCGATCATCTTTGTCGGGGCTGCGTTAGGCCGCACTGGCCGGATGTATTCCACCATTATCGATATTGCCCCATCAGATAGCTGTGTCTCTGGTCAAAGAAGTTCATCTGCGCCTGACCGAACTGCATGCTCTGATCGAAACTGCGCTGCTGGTAGCTCATTTGAGCGTTGATCATCTGGTTGCTTTGCATCGTCTTTGTGAACGAGCTGAAGGAGCTAATCAGTCCGCCAAGTGCGGTAAGGTTTACAGCTGCTAGCTCAGCTGGACTGACGCGTCCTTGCGGTACACTCGCGACACGCGCTCTGTAGTCGTAAGCCGCCTGCGTCTTTGCATCATTGTTGTACTCGAGAAGCATTGCGCGACGGTGTGCAAGACGACCGAGGTTTCGGTTACTGACTTGGCTGATCGCGCCGTAAGTCTCTGTCACGCTTCGACCAGTCCGACCCGCCGACGCGTTCATTGCGCGTGTCTGGGCCATGACGTCACGTGCTTGCATCGTCTGGTCGAACGCGGCCATCTGCGTCTCCCGAACCTGCTCAACCGTCTGCTTGTCGATCTGCTGCTGAGCGATGTCGAATGCCTCGCCGGCCAGCTGCTTGTTGGCATCGTACTGGCGCTGCTGTTCAGCGGCGCGCTCGTAGATCGCCTGTCGTTGTACGTTAGCCTGGGCAATGCTCAGCCCAGCGTTCATCACGGGACCGATGAGGCCCATGGCGGCAGTACACATCTATTGTCTCCTGATGGTAAATTCAAAGAAATCGAAGCCGTTGATCTTGATTGGCGACGGTGCGAACGATGCGCCGACCCACTTGAGCCATTGTTGGTGCACAGTGTTCTCGACATCGACGACGTTGTAGAAGATGTCGTAGCCGCTTTCGTCGAACATCAGCTCGAGAACGGACTTAGCCTTTCGCAAAAACTGCACAGGCTTTTCGCTGATCCGGTCCGTACCGACCAGCCAAGGGATTCCGATCCCCACAGCACTAGAATCCGCGACCCCGGCAACTGCCACAGGCGTCGTGCCAGACTCCAAGCCGACCAATGTAAACCGAGAATTACGAGCACTCTCGACCACTGCTCGTATAGCGTCGTTACTGTCAGTGATGCGGCATGCCTCACGTTTGTCTGCCTCTCGTAAGTTGTGCGCTACGTGTTCTATGTGGTGATGGTCGGCCATCGTCACCGTGATCGTCACCCCATCACCCCCGCAGCGTCTTAGGTGCAATGAAGCCTTCCCACTCGATCGTGGTCAGCGTCGATGGGAACGGCTGGCTGTTGCGGAACTTGATGCTCACTCGGTCGTTCTTTGCCATGATCGGGAATCGGAACGAGCCGGTGTCGAACGACAGTTGCCCGAGTGCGTCAGTGCTGTCACCGAACGTCAGGCTGTTAAACTGCCGCGTTGTCTTTTGTCGCCCGTTTGGCTCGACATCGATGGCAAACCCCGCCGTGTCGTCATAGGTCACGGTCGCGTATCGAAGCTGCAGCCGGCTGTCGCTTCGACCGACAGTGGTCTGACCAGGCTTGTAGTAGATAGGCGAAAGGTCGAACTCAAAGTCGTAGGTCAAACCGACTGTAAACGATGGCTGATCTGTCAGATCCAGCGTCTGTGTCAGTGCATTTGTTTGCTCGTAGTCGTGGCGACCGAAGACAGTCAGGTACGTGTTGCTAGCCGTTGTGTCGAGGATCGCGTTGAGCGCATCAGCTGTCGTCTGTGATGGTGCAGCTAAGAATGCCTGAGTCCGGGTCGTCAGCTCAGCGACAGTCCCACCGGCCAGCGGATTGATCTTCAAGTTCGAGGCCGCAATGAATGGCATTGCCGTGCCGTAGTCGTCAGCACCAGATCGCAGCCCGACAAGCCTCGTCGACGTCGTGCGATAAGGCAGCTCAATCGTCGTGCTGTCTGTGCCAAGAGGCAGGCCCGTGACGGCGGCGTTGGTCTCGTCAGTTCTCAGTCCGACAACAGATGGACACTGACTGCGATTTACTCGCATGTCGAGCAAGATAGGGAACGCGGTCGACGACACACTGGTAATCTCTTCGATCTTTGTCCGTACTATGTACGATCTCGTACTCATTGTACCATACGTCGGAGCAGTCGCACCAGCTGCCAGTTCCAGTGAGGCAACGTAGTCAGGTGTCGTGATCGACAGGATCTGTACAAGGTAATCGTCGATAAAGCTGAATCCGACAAGCTTGGTGTCTGTGTTGTACGACCACTTTGACCATGCGCTCTGTAGCCGTTGGCCCTCGTTTTTGTAGTACTTGTAGACGTAGATGCTGTTCAGCTCGTTTGACGAAGCAGCACACAGCAGCTCCTTCTTCGTACTCACCGCCATGTTGAACACGCCAGTTGGGATGTACCGTGGAGCTTGGCCGGTCACCTCGTTGGTCTCGATGATGTCGGTGTCGTATTCGGCCACCATCTCGCGGACGGTGGTGAAGTTAAGGTTGTCTTGAGCGAAGTAGATCGTGTTGCCAGCGTTGATCGGCTGCACGGTTGGCGACACAGCAAACGCGGTAGACTGCTGAATCGATACGGTGTTGGGCGACAGTGCTGTACCGGACACGAGCTTGAACTGCGCTCGGTCCGACATCACCATCAGCGTATCGGCAAATGACACTGCGTTCTTCAGGATGTCGATCCGGCCAGTGGACATACCGATGTCGATCCGGTCGTCATCAAGAAGCTGGATAACCGTCTTGCGGAAGAAGTTGGCCGTAGTTCCGAACTCATTGGCTCCCGACATGATCACGTTCTCGTCCGACAAGAAACCGAGACGCCCCTTGTAGACAAAGATGTCGTTGATCTTGTTGCCAATGAAGCTTGGCACACGGTTTGATTCTTCGTCGCCGACCACACGTGCTGCGTATTGGTGTGGGCCTACCTCGAAGTACGGCGTACCGTCGTTGCGAAACTTGCGTTTAATCGTGTGAGGCATTGTGTCGTCATCGATGATGTATGGCACCGCATAGGTCTCGACGTATTCACCATCGACACCAATGACATAGTAAGTTCCGTCGCCTTCACCGACACCGCCCACGCTGATCACTCGTCCGTTTGCTGCCTCTGGTGGCAGATCTTCAAAGGTCGTCACTGTGCCAGCTGCGTTCTTGGTCAGGCTGAATCCTGCGCCGTCAGCCACGAGGATGCGCAGCTCTTCGTCGGTAACACCAACTGTGTAGTTCGCACCGTCGTGCGCGATCTGGATCAGGTCGTTGATGATGTCGAGTGTTGCGGACGGCCAAGTTGTTCCAGCCGGCGCAGCATTCCAGTACACGTAATTGAGTAGCGGGTCGGTTCCAAGTGTAGCGTTTGCATTGAACGGCAAGTAAATGTCGGCGGTGCTGTCAGTGCGGCTTACTGTAATGTCACGGTAGCCGCCAACACCGTCGCTGATCTCAATAGTGCCGACGCTGTTGACGCGCAGGTCGTTCACTATTGTGCGTGTCTGGCCGTCAACAGTGGAGCTGTAGCCACTGTAGTCTTTAGCGTCTGGGCGTACAACACGGAAGGTCAAGGTAGAGCCGCTCGACGTGATGTCATCAAGGCCATAGTACGGCCCGACAAAGCATTTTCGCAGGTCGTCGTCCGTCATGTACCCGTCTGTCGTGGCAAGTACTGTTGCCTGCTCATACCAAATGGAGCCAAGGTTGTTACCAGCGTTGCCAGGAATAGCAGGAACCGGTCCAAACTCAGCGACGAAGTCGCCCTGCGTAGCACCACTACTGTAGAACGGGTAGCGCTCGGCGTGATCTGCAAAGCGGCTGACCTCATAGCGGCGCAGATACTGATGGACAGTTGCGCTAGTAAGAGAGGTATTGGGATTCGCCCCGCCTGTAGTGCTTAAAAACGTAGCCACGACCTGGTCAGTGCTTGCTGTACTAATACTGCTGGCTTGTTTGGCAAGACCCATGAGAATGTTAGCGTCGTTGCTGAAGCCAATCACAAAGTCGCCAGTGCCGTCGGTCTTACCTTGGCTAAAGTACAGGGTGCGATATCCAGCTGACCCGCTCGTCTTAATGGAGTTGTCCACCTTACGACCACCTTTAGATCCGCCTCTGTCAGCGTCGTACTCAAGCTGTGGGAACGCTGCGAAATGATAGTCGTTGAAGTCCGCCCCGGTGCTGCCAGAAGCAGTAACATTACGGTTCAGAATGAATGTCGTGTCGGCTACTGTGATGAACCGTAGGTCGTTTGCAAAGTCAGTCAGTACACCGCCGTTACCGTCGCTCGTTAGGTAGCTCGGCAGCGTGCCGCCGACATACTCGACTTCGATCGCGTCAGCTGTATCGGCGTCGAACGCCTTTATGCCATTGCTGTCGGCAACGAGGACGTATCGCTCGACAGCGTCACGGTCGATCCAATGTACAGCGGCCCTGTCGCCAAACGACAGATCTGCCGTGCTGCCAAAGGCGTTCATCTCGCCGACAAACTCAGCGGCGTGTCGCTTCTGTAGTCCTGAGACGGGCGAGGCAAACGCGTTCACCAGTTCGTTGGCGGTGTTGCTGAAGCGCAGGTTCTCGGCCTGCTGGCTTACACCTCCGATGAGGTTGGCAATCGTGTCGCTGATCAGTGGCATGTCAATTAGCTCCCTGTGAAGCCGTAACGATTGATGATGCGCTGGGCGCTGAAGCTACCGCTGAGCGCGTTGTAGCCGCCGACCTTTGCCTCTTCGTTCAGCATGTCGGAGTAAGCCTTGAACTCGTCGATGCGGTCCATCTGGCTCAGCCGGTCGGAGCTGATCATCCGCTCTTGGAACATACGCGCTGACCGCAGAGTCACGTACCGGCGTGCGACCTCTGGCATCTCATCGAACGGCAACGCAATGGTGACGTCGCAGGTGATGTCGTGGTCAAACTCATACGAGTGGCTTCCGCGATTGTAGAGGTATCGGCCCCGCTGCACGACAGCGAGCATTGAGTCAGCTCCGCTGGGCGCGATCCGCATGATGTTGGGTGCGAGCACAATGCGCTTCTCGATGTTGCGCTTGAGCTTCATTTGAATGTCGGTATTCCAGTGCCAGCTCTGGGTCTGAGTCTCACGCGTCACACTGTCGAGGATCGACTCAGCCATTGCGGCGTCAATGACCTGCTCATCTTCTAAGCTAGCGACCGGGGTTTCACCGATGTTAGTCAGCATGACGTTGACCGCTTGAAGCTTGGTCGTAGCCGTCACGAAATCGGTCATGTCGTCATGTCTCCGTATTGGTTGGGGTAGAGGTGTGGTGGCCCAGCATGTGAGCCACCACGTGTGTCACTTAGGACAGGGTGTCGTTCACACCGTCGGTCTTGATGCCGATGATACATTCTGGGCGCAACACGCCGTGGCCGACTGCCATCTTGCTGACCATCAGTACACCTTGGCGGCGGATGTCGTACTCAGACTCGGTCGACATACCGAACGAGCCAAGCTGGACAGTGCCAAGCGCTTCTGGATGCATGATCAGAGCCTGCATCGTCGACATGTCCGCGTCGTACTTGGAGCGGAAGTCGATCGAGGTAGCGCTGTGGTCAGCCTGCATGTTGTTGGTCTTGATGACCGACATACCGGCAATCTTGAACAGCGTGCCCTGGGAGAAGTCACCGTTGTTCGCGACGAAGTCACGGTTGAGGATCTTATCCTGTGCGAGCAGGCCGTAGTATACGGTCGGCGACACGTAGACGTAGCGGTCAGACTCAGGGACGTTCTTCTCGTCGAGCTTGCGCGCCGCCACGTAGATCTGGTCAACCAGTTCTGCGAAGGTCGGGGTCGCATCCATGGTGATGGACTCAGCAACGCCTTGGTCTGCAATCGCTGAAGATGGAGCCAGCGCTTCAGCACCAGCGACAGCAAACAGGTTGCGGTCGTAGGTCTGAGCAAGGGCGTCACCCATCTCGCGAGAGAACGAGGACCGAACATCGTAGTGGTTCATGGCTTCGTTGAAGTTGCTGATGAACGTCGACGCAAGCAGCACGTCATCAATTTGAATGATGCGCTCATCCTGCTTGATGTTCGAGCCGGTGATCTCCGTGCCGGGTACGTGGTACGCAGCAGTCGTCTTACCGATTGCGTTGAACACTGCCGAACGACCAGACTGGATCGTGCGGATACGGGTTTTGTCGCGCAGTACGGTCTGCGCCATGAAGCGAGCTTGGACCTCGCCACTGAACACCTTGAGAAACAGCTCGTTGTTGGCTGCAAACTGGGTGGCGTTGACGGAGCTTTCATCCGCCGCAGGGCTGGAGTAGGTGCCTGCATTCTTAATACCGAGATAGCTCGGAGTAGCGTTAGCCATTGTGGCCTCCTAATAGAACTACATAAGGGGGAAATGACTGTGACTCAGCTGACCTTCTTGGTTGTCCGACAGGCACGTCGGGCCGTTGCGGTTAGGGTTGTCTCAGTTGCACCAATCTGCGCGTGCCAGGTTAGATCCGTACACCTGACGTAACGTCTGGTCGGTATCTGCCGCACTTGCGTAGATCGGTAGCCAGGATGCGCAGACAGCTCGATCAATCTCTGAGCCATCCACGCTCGTGCAGCTCGCGACGAAGATCGCGCTCACTGACAGTGTGAGAAAGGTGGCGAGCCGCTTGGGCATTGTACCCTTTCTCCGTAAAGTGTTTTGCAAGTCGTTTGCGTTCATTGGTTCTCGCCTGCGTTGTACTGATGATATACGCGACAGCCGCCAAGCCGATCGCAACGCTGAAGACAATGCGCTTGATGTCGTCAAACATCTCATCGGCGTCCTTTCTGCCAATCGTCAAACCGCACAGCGATCAGGTAGACCGCCACTGCAGCAACCGCTAAGCCGGCCACCCACAGGTGGTTCTCGACAAACGTAGCTGCCTGCTCCAACGGACCGATCACAGGCGCAACTGCTGTGACTGTCCCGACAACACCCAGCGCACCGGCTGCTCGAACCGTCCGACTCTCTGTGATGTCTGCACGTGGTTTGCTTACTGGTGACGAGAACAGCTCAGCCTCACTGGCACGGCGCTTGTTGAGGCCTTCGTGCTCTTTGCCGCCGGCCTTGTTCCATCGATAGAACTGCTCGGTTGCCAGCACACGTTGGCCACGGTTGAGAAGACGCAGCAGCGTGCTGTCCTTAAACGCACCGACACCCACGTTGTAGACAAACGACACGAGCGCATCGAACTCGTTCTGGTTCAGCTCGACGGTGACGTGCTTGTTCACTGCCTTCTCGTAGGTGCCTATCGTCGTTTCGAACATCTTGATGACGTCCGCCTGGCTGTAGACCTGGCCGACCTCCAAGCCTTTGACGTCATACGTCGTCGTCCCGAAACCCACCGTAGGGATCGGCTTCGTTGCAATCGGGTCCGCATAAACTTTCAAGTACTTGTCTGGGATGTTGTCGTAACCGCCGGGATACCAAACGTAACCGTCTCGGGTTTGGAGCGAGGTACTCGCCTCGTAGAAGGCGATGAGCGCAAGGCCGCGCTCACTCAACCGTTTCTTCATCATTGTCCGTTACCTCATGTTGCCGATTTTGCGCTCGACATCACTGCGGTATGCGTCGTCAGATTTGTACCGAGGATCGTTGATGGCCTCGAGCATCTCTGCGGTAGATCTGAAACCCTCGGGGCCAGACCGTACGCCACCAATCGTCCGCTGTGGTTCTGTCGAGCCAACCGTGCGGTCGTAGTCAGTGGAGATCATCGCCATGGCCATGCGCGTTTGGCTGTAGTCGCCGCTGTTCAACATACCGTTCAGACGTTCAATCATGTTGTCGTCGTAGTGGTCTGCTGCCCAGTTCTGCATGGCACCGACACGATCATCGCCGCCAAATTCCTGCACGATTGCCGAGCGGTTCGATTCAGCCTCGCGAATACGCATGTCGCGGACAGCCTCAACGGTCTCTCGTGGGATACCCGCTGCAGCCAAGGCGTCGAACGTCGCGTCGGACAACTGTCCGGTCGACATAAACTCTTGCTCTGCTGATCCAATCAGGCCGTCGACAGCGGGAGTGGGAGAAACCTCCTCGCTCTCCGACGCTTGCTCGGGTTCGGGTTCGCCACTACTGAGTTTCCGTTCAAGTTCCGCATAGCTCTTCGCCATGTCTTCTGGACTGTTGAACTTCTCCGGCAACCATGCAGGCCGCTCTGCCGCCTGTGGCTGCTCAGACGTCTGAGCGGGTTCGGATTCGACAGCTTCGTCCTTGGGCAGGTGGCCCTCTTCAACGAGCTTGTCGTAAGATTCCTGCAGCGTCGGTTCAGCGACATCGCCGTCGAGCGGCAGGGTCATTTGATCAGTGTCAGCCATTAGTCTTCACTCACTGTTGTTGCTGGTTAGCGTCGGCGACAGCCTTTACCGCTTGCGGAGCTGCGCTCTGTGCAATCGACGCGAGTTGCTGTTGTTGTTGAGCCTCGAGCTGGGCCTGCTGTTCCATCGCAAGCTGCTCGCGGGTTTTGACGAGACCGCCCATGTCGATGCCGAGGCTGGCACCCGTGCGGATAATGAACTCGTCGACGTTCATGTACGTGTCGAGCACGCCAGGGCCGAGAGATCCGACGACCTGCATGAACTGCATGAGGTTGTTGAGGTCGTTGCCTCGGCCGAGAGCGGCAGTGCCGGTCACGATGCTCGGCTTGATCACACCATCAGGCAGCGATGGCAGGCGTTTCTGTCGCTGCATACGCTCCATCAGGCGCTTGACCAGTGGCAGCTGCAGTGTCTGCGACAAGTTACTGTACAGGCCACCCAGGCTTGCCTCGAGGGCGTTGGCCAACAGGGTCAGCTCAGTGCTCGTCACACGCTCAGCGTCACGCTGGATGCTGTCGTACAACATGAACGCCTGTGCTAGCCGCTGCTCGATCCGCTGGGCCGCATTAGCTGCGACTGCCATGTCGGCCTGCTTCTGCACCTGCAGTGTCGAGACGTCTGCTGCATTGCCGGACTTGAAGTCGCCCGACTCAGCCTCCGCCAGATCCTGCATACGCGTCACGCCGTTCGGCTGCACCAAGAATACTACCTTGGATGCTGCAGCGCTGGCCTCGAGGATTGCTCTCGACAGTCCTTCCAGACTGATCAGGTCACCGAGGTACTCCTCGACGTAGCCCCGGCCGTAACTTTCAGCGTCGATCGTGTTCCAGCGGAGTGCGAGCATCGGGCCTTTGTCGATTGGCCAGCTGCCCTCGCTGCCGGGAATCATGACTCCGTTGTCGAGTTCTTGGTAGAGACGCCAGCGCTTGCCATCGCGGAAATACTTGGTGTAGATTTCGACATCTTCACCATCTTTGTGGTCGGTGATGAGGGCTGCGACGTCCGGCTCTAGGGTTGCAGGACTGACGGATTCCTTGATGGTGATGTCGAGGAGGTTTCCGTCTGCGTCACGGGACACGACATAACGATCGAGTCCGTATACGCGAGTTCCGCCAGAGGCTGGCAGGTAGATCAAACAGTTGCCGCTGATGATCAGATGCTTGAGAGCTTCGAAGAGCGGGGCGCGCAGGCCCGACTGCTCAACCTCTTCCATGACTGCTCGTTCGATTGCCGACAAGCCAGCTTCGATCTCACCACGTGCGTCTGGCCGCTGGGCCAGCTCAGCTGCTTCGAAGTCGCTGAGAGTAAGACGAAAGAAGGGGGTGTTCGGGGGCAGCAGGCTGAGAAGAAGCCGAGCTGCCAAGTAGTTCACGCCACGCGCACCGATGCCCTGATACGGGGTCGGGAGCCGGGAACTGTATGTATGTCCCGCTGGGGGAACTACTGAGGGGAGGGTAAGTTTTGCACACTCTCGAGCGCGTTCGAGGTAGGTCTCTCGTGTCGCTGCGAGCTTCTCATAGCGTGACGCACAGGTCACGCCGTGCATTACTTCTGTGCGCCTGTGTTGACGCCCATGCCACCGCCGGTATTGACGCTTGGCATGCTAACTTTTGCGTTGGATGGACGGGCGATACGGAGCGCACGTGCGCCGCCGCTTTCACTACCGTACGGGTCTTTGAGTCGCGCCTTCTGCTTAGCCCGAGCAGCTTTTGCAGGTGCCGCTTGAGCAAGGGTTGGTGGTGTCGGTGTTGGCGCTGGAGCCTCGACAATGATAGGCGCTGGTGGCGGGGGTGCCGGCTGGTTCCCTAGACACATAGTCAGATCCTTAGAATGTTGTTGTTTTGTTCTTCGAAGATTGATTGAAGATGCCTGACAACGCCCACTGCACCGACAGATAGCCAGATCTGCCGGTCAGTTTCGTCGACGTTTGGGACGCGGTCAGGGTATCGCTCGAGCAAGTACTCGAGCAATTCCTTGGTGACGATCGGTGTCGGAGCCGGCGGCTTGTCGGTTAGATCCCGCATGAGCCACCAGTTCCGCTGATGTCACAAATGTCGTGGGTTTCGACGAACGTCTCGCCCTCGAACTTCTTTGCCTCGCTGTAGGGGACGCTCGTCAATGGCTGACCACCACGCGACCCGTCGGCATACACCGTCATTCCGCGCAGTCGTGGCGCATAGCGTGCGAACAGGTCGACATAGGTATCGACACTATCCTCGTTGTTCAGCTCAGTCCCCCAAGCAGGAAGGTTAATGGTCGAGCTGATGGACTGGTCGACATAGTCTTGGATGTCAGCTTGGAACTTGACTCGGCGCTCTGGCTCAGCGGCAAGATCAAGGGCTGACTCAACAGACTCAGGCTCGACACCGTACTTGTCGATCATCTCCTGCGCAGCACTGTCGATCACGTACTGGTATCGCCACTCAGTACCGCCAACAAGGTAGCGGCGCTTGTAGGCTGTCGCAAAGATTGGCTCGATGCCTGTTGTCGTGCCGGCCAGGATACCGATGGTGCCAGTCGGAGCGATGGCGCGTACGCCCCACGGCCTGTTGACACCGAGGTAGGCAGCAAAGCTGGTCGCTGTCGACTCACTCTCGCCTTTCCAAACGCCCAGCCACTGGTGCAGCTCGGGTGTCACTTCGTACTTGTAACCACGCTGGATCAGCCACTCGTGGATTCCCATGAGGCCAAGGCCGAGTCTGCGCGTCTTAGCTCGTGTCTCCCACACTTTGAAGTAGGGCAAGTCTGCGCGCTCTGTTCCACAAAGTAGAAACTTGGTGGTCAGCTGCACGACATCCTTCAGTTCTTCCAAACTTTCGATCCGACTCAGGTTGACACTGCTCAGATTGCAGCAATCCGAGTCTTCGCTCGACGTCACCTCTGTGCACGCATTGCGAAGCGTCTCGTTCTCTTTGTCGTAGAAGTTGAAACTGAATCCCGGCTCACTGGTTCGCAGCGCTTGGGCCACGTTCTTGCGGAATACAGGGCCAGGATCGCCGGTCTTGTAGTAGTCGATCAGCCACTTGGTGTCGTAGTTGACGCTGATGTTTGTCATGTCGAGTGGCGCTGGCCAGTTGAAGTCGTCCTGCTTCAGATCCCACAGTGTCTTGTCGGTGCCGGGAACGGGCATGTTCTCCCAGTCCTTCGCCACCAAGAAGTCCATGACGTCGCCGTGTGCGTGATTGAGGCTGGCATAGATGGCGCTGCGTCGTGATCCGCCTTGCATGACACGTCGGCCGATCTCGTTGATCATCGTCATCTTTGGAATCGGGCCGCTAGCAGTTCCACCTGTGCGCTCGATCGGTGACCCGGCTGGTCGATACACGGAGTAGTCCACCCCGATACCCCCGCCCGTCATCAAACAGCTCTCGGATTTCCACGAGAGATTCGCCCAGTCCTCTCTAGAGTCTTCTTCGGCTTTCAGAAGGTAGCAGTTGTTGAAGAACTTGTTGGGTCGTCCGCCGTAGTAAATGTAACGACCACCGAACAGCACCTTCATGTTGATGGCGTACTGGGTCAGCTGCTCCTTCTCGTCAGCTGTCATCAGGTCACGGCATACATCCTCGACGACAATCGCCACGCGGTCGGCCCATGTCTCATTAGGATCAGCGCGGTATTTCTGGTTGAAGATGTCTTCTGAGAAGGAGTTACGAAAGTAGGTGTTTGGCTTGCTCATGCGGCATCTCCCCGTACCAGCGGGGTCAGATCCACCGGCTTATAGTCTTTTGGTTTCGTGACTTTGCCGTTGTCCTTGTCGACGGCTCCGGTGACCTTCGTCATGTTGTTGTCGTGTACGGCAGCGTACGCATCAATGCACACGTCGGGCTTGAAGAACACGACACCTGCACCCAGCGTCACGTACAGCAGATCACACATCTCCTTGAGGGCGTGTGCTTTGTTCTCGTTAGTCGGCTTGTGGTGCGCCTTGTGCATCGCCTCGGTCAGTTCTAGGAACTCCTCAGTAATCAGACGCAGGCGCAGGGCCACAGTGTCAGCATCGCTGAACAAGCCTTCGCCGTTGTGGATTTGCCCGGCAGCTTTTGCGAAGCCGTTGACTGTATCAAACATCAGCTGCGACCTCCCGCTCGACACGGCTAATCAGCTCCTCAAGATACCACTTGGCCTTCTCGAGATCCTGTGTCGGGTTGGTCGGATTCTTGTAGGGGAAACGCGTTACATACTTGATGATGTTGCCGGCTTCATAGCCCATATCCCAGCTGGCGATGTAGGAATAGGCACTAATGCCTTTCGTATAGTGTTTTGGGTTTATTGGATCGTCGGTGTCCATAGGTGGATCTCCCCTTCAGTGTAGTCAGATGGATGTAGAATGCGTGCGAGCTGGGCCATGACGATTGCGTCAGCTTCGCCTTGGCCGCTCTTGTTGTATGCGTTGACGACAACAGGCCACATGTCCTCGACCGTTGGCTCGACATCCTCAAGGAGACGCTCAGCTCTGACCTTGCCGATTCCTCGGCAACCTGGGTAGTTGTCCGCTGGGTCGCCTGTCAGCACCTGAGTCATCCAGTTGCGCAGCGCTTGCGCCTCGCTGATGTCGATGATGTCGCCGGTGTCGAGGTCAACGTGCAGACCGGGTATGGTCCGCATGTCTTTGTCGATCGACCAGATCACAGTGCCGGGGCCGCTGTTAATCCCGATGACGTCGTCGCCCTCGAGGTCTTCAAGCCATGTTGCACTGTACTTGTCGACCGCGTGCTCGCGCAGGAAACTGTAGGCCATCGGCCGGTCGCCTTTCCGATTTGCCTTGTAGTCGGCGTAAAGTGTTTTCCGAAAGTTGGTCGGGGCGGACAGCGCAAAGAACATCTCGTCCGCCTCCGTCATGTCGCGGATCTGCTCGACAAGATGGTCGAAGATCGCGCAGGCCTCACCGACGCTGACCGACGGGAACAACACTAGGTCGTCACCGTGGTCAGCCTCCATGATGGTGGTCGCAGCGTTGGCTGCTTGGTACACGAGGACGTCAGTGTCCACTAAGCACTTCATGTTCAAAACCTTGGTAAGTCCGTGCCTTCCCCATAGGTACGATAATTGGAACAGTACGCCAGCCTACACGTTTGAGTGCAGTTTTGGCAAGGTCGTCGTCGGTGATGTCGACCTCGACAAACTGAAAACCCTGGCGAGTCATGAAGTCCTTCGCCTTGTCACACCAAGGACAGTCGCGCTTGCTAATCAGCACGTAGCTATTTGTCATTTCTTACCCTTCTTCGGTGCAAAGCCTCCAGTCTTTGACTTCATCTTGGCGTAGGTCTTGTCGCTCACGGTGCTGTCCGCCTTGCTGCGCGACGTGCCTGCTTTCTTCCGGTCATTCATGTTCTTGTACAACGACATTGGTAGTCCTTTCAGTCTGTAAAACAGCCGCACCCCGACAAGTCGAACTCGTCTTGTATGTCGGCTTCGGTGTTGAGTACGGTATCGTACTCATTAAGAGTCAAGTAAGCGGTCTCATTGTTCCGGCGGTGGCGCAAAAAGGGGCGCGCTGTTTCACCGATAGCTTTCATTGCATCGTCCATCTTTGCAGCGTGGTATTTGTACCTGTCAGGGAATACGTCACGCAGCAGAGCGAACTGCTTCTTTCCTGCTTTCACGCAGAAGCCACCACAGTTGTTGTGCGTAAAGCCAAGATCATAAAGGCGCGGCTTTGTGATGTCGTACTCTGCGAGAATGCTATCATACTGAGGTCGCCACACGTTCAACTCATTCAACAAGCTAATCACTGGGCGTGGGTGCCAGCGCTGCGCTGCTCTTTCTAAGCGATCGCTTTCTGACCAATCCATTCCTAGTACGAGCGGCTCATCGATTGCAGCATTTTCAGCTAGCCAGTTTTGAATCGGTTTAGTCTTTAACTCAGTGCTGCAGTGCGCAGTGCGAGTGTTACCGATGTACTTCCTGTCGACAAAGACTTCCCAAGGATCGCGGCCATCACGAAGATAAGTGATAGGCACATCTACTGCTTTCGCAACATCTTCAATGAAACGATACAGGTCTTCATCTTCAATCAAGGTATCCGCAAACAGTAACGTAAACTCGAGTCCAGCTTTGTGTGCTGCAAGTGCAGTCACTGCGCTGCCAAGTCCACCGCTAAAAGATATGTGGTGACGCATCAGTGGCTCTCCGACCAATCCGGTCCAGTCTGGGTGCCGCACGTCATGGTGACGCGCAGGTTGTAGATTCGGCAGGCTTCGGCGAGCGCTGCCTTAATAACTCCCGAGACAAACTCGGTGTGGGCGGGAGCGCAGTCGATCTGGATCTCGTCGTGCACGTACATGACGAGGTCAGCTGGCACAGGTGTGACGCGTAGCTTCTCGACAATGAGCGATGCCCACTGTTTGCCGACGATCGATGTCGACGACTGGATCAGATAGTTGAGCGCCTTGAACGTACCGGCACACGGGATCCAGCGTCCGTCGAGAGCTGTGAAGCCGCCGTCCTTTTTGACTCGGGCCTGTACGTCACTGATCAGCTTGTCGAGTGCCGGGAACGCCTCCATCAGGTCAGCTCGAATCTGGCTACCTGGCCGGCCTGTGATCTCACCAAGCAGCTTGTCACCGCTGCCGTACAACAGGGCAAAGATCGTGCGTTTGCCTGTCTGTCGATCGACACCCATAGCGTCAGCGTTTGACTGGTGGATGTCACCTTCGGTCAGCATCGCAGCATAGGCACCGCCGTCATACGCGGCCATGTAGTGGGCCAGCAGCATTAACTCGGCTTTGTCGAGGTCAGCTGCCAGCAGAACACGACCAGGGCTGGCAGTGAAACACTTGCGACACTCCCGCCCGTAGGCTCCGTGAACGGATGGCACCTGCTGGAGGTTTGGGTTTCGGCTGCTGGTGCGCGACGTGGCGGCACTGTTGGGTATGACCTGTGCGTGCACACGTCCGCCTCGGTCAGCCTCGAGCCAGCTGTCGAGCAGGCCTAAGCGCTTTTGTACTGTGAACTGCTCGGCGAACAGCTTGGCGCTGGGGAACTTGTCGGCAATCTTGAGCAGCACCTGCTCGTCGATCTTGGCTTGCCCTGACGTCTCGGTAAACTCGGTCGGCACCCAGCCCTCGCTGCGGAGCACGCGCTCGATGTGCTGACGGGAGCCGGGGTTGAGCACGACATACTTCACCTTGGTGTACGGACAGCCCTCGGTAACCTCTGGCCGGTTCTTGTACTTGGCACTGCGCTTAGGTGTGACGACCGGGCCGTCCTGCTCGTACCAGCCGCCGTACTTGTCGGTCAGCTCAGCCGACAGCTCATCCTGCCGATGCAGTAGCAGTGCACGAAGACGCTCGGCGTGCTCGGTGTCGAACGCGAAGCCAACCTGCTCCATGTCGTGACAGACCTGGGCGAATCTGTGCTCGAGATCAACAGCCCTGCTGTTCAGCGCAAGTGCCACCATCTGGTGCCACAGCTTCACAGTCACCCGCACGTCTTGCATGCAGTAGTCTTCCAGCTCCTGCGACCAGCCATCTGTCCACTCGCCAGTGAACTCTCCCTTGTGCAGGCCAAGGCGGATTCCGTGAGCGCCAAGTGAGTGCGAGCCGTTGAACATGCGGGGTCCGTACTGGCGCAGGCCTACCTTACCAAAGCGAGCGTAGTCGCGTTCTCGCAGATCCGGCCATGCCAGCCGGCTGAGCACGAGGGTGTCGCGCACAAGCGGCGGCATCCAATCAGAGTGCAGCTTGCGGATCACAGCGATGTCGAAGTTGATGCCGTTGTGGGCGACGATAGTCTCGGCGTTCGACAACAGACGTAGGCCACGCTCGACGTGCTCAGGCTTGAAAGCAAACTCCTCGCCGGTGTCGCAGTCGATGATACAGAGCGAGGTGATGGTTGTTACTTCGTCGAGCAGACCATCGGTTTCGATGTCGAAGGCGAGCGTCCTTAGCGACATTGTGATACCTCGCTAGGTGGCACCAGGTCAGCTCGATAGTAGCGCTTACGCCGTGGCCCGACACGCGGCTCCGGTGCCATCTTCACACCGACCACCTCGATGCCTGCTTCACGCAGCACACCGACATAATTACTGTTGCGGTTTCCAAGGGCGCGCAGGTCGAGGGCAGTCAGGCCGATGCCCATACCAAGTAGAAACTTGGCTGCGTCGATCCATGGGTAGGACGTGTCAGTCCAGTCCAGTCGGCGTATAGTGTTCTGTACGATAGCGTACGCATCCTGCCACTTTGGATCACGGTCAGCTCGTACAACCAGCCACTCGGCTAGGTCATACAGGTGATCAAAAGTCAGCTCGGAATGTGTCGTGGCGTTCTTCCAAGCAACCGGTCTGTCGATTGAAATAGATAGAGCCTGCGTCATGTGACGTCTCCCCAGTGTATCTGTTTTTCATGATGTTCACGCGCACGACATTGGGGATCGGATCCCCGTTCTCGTCGCTAGCGCGCTCGAGGCCAATCACTGCGTCTGACAGTGCGGCCGGTGCACCGGAGCCACGTATGTCAGACAGGCTCAGACTTGCTGTGCCGCTGCTGTGGTCTCCGGTGCTCGGCTTGCGGGTGTGCGCAACCATGATCACACCCGTGCCTGTCCGCTCGACAATCTTTGAGCGAATGTCGGTGCAGATCGCATCGATAATCCGACGCTCATCCAAGTGCTGCTGGTTCATGCCCAGTGTTGTCGCCATCGTGATGTGATCGAGGACGATGAAGTCACACTTGCAGCCGGCTGCGAGCCACGACATGCGAGCGAGCAGCCCCTCGGCATCAGTCGAGCCGAAGTGATCGTAGAGCCAGAGGCCGTCGTTGGCGCTGATCTTGCGCAGCTCGTCCTTCTGCTCCTCGGTAGTCATGCACTTGCTGTCCATCACCAACGGCTTACCGGCAGACATACCGATCAGTGCACGCAGCGTGCGCCGATTGGATTCCTCGAGCATGACCATGCCGCAGCGCAGCCCGTGATCCTTCACGAGTGACAGCGCCAGCGTACGACAAAGCGTGCTCTTTCCTACGCCCGTGCCGGCAGTGACAGTGATCAGCTCCCGGCGTAGACCACGCAGCAGATCCTGCAGTGCAGCGAACGGGAACGGCACGCCATCGTCGTCGGGCTGGTCGAGCAGGTGCTCTAGCTCGGATGCGCTGTAGATACCGCTCGGTCGCCACGACGGAGCTGACTCGATCAGATCCGACAGTGCCTTGCTGTTGTCGTTGATGCGGACGTCGCTGGCATCTTTGCGGCCGCTGGGCCAAGACACGCAGCGCACCTCGATGTCTCGGTGGCTCATGCACAGGCTGCTGCAGAGTGTCTCTGCTGCTCGACGTCCTTGCTCGTCACCATCGGTAGCGACAATGACTGTGTCGAACGACGTCAGGTACGACCAAGACGCCTCGTCAGCCAGCACCTTGTCGACAGACTGAGCGCCACCAGGAAGACTGACAGCGTGCAGCTTCGTAGCTGACCTGACGGTGATTGCGTCGACCTCTCCCTCGGTCACGACAATAGTGTTGTTGTACTGGTTGGACTTCGGAACGACGTGACGGCCGTACAAACCTGACGTGACAGGCTGGCCCTGCCAGTAGAAGCGCTTGTCCGGCGTGCGCACCTTCGTGCCAGTCCAGTTGCCATGCGTGTCAAAGTAGTGTGCGAGGTGGTTGCCGGACTCGTCGATCTCGTACTCGTACTTGCGGAGGACGTCGAGGTCGCTCAGCTCTCGCTCTCTGATTCGCTGGACTTGCCCCTTCGGCCTTTTCGACTGTACCGCAGCTTGCTTGGGACGACTCTCTTGCGCAGGTGCTGTGAACGCAGGCTCTTGGCCAGCGGGTTGCGCTTGGTCTTCGGCGGCGGGTCGGCTTGTACGGCAGCTGAAGCAATACCGCGAACCGTCTGACCGCACAGCTGCACCATCGCTACTACCGCAGAGGTCACACTCCACGTGCGTCTCGACAAACTCATCTTTGTGATCACCCATGTTTATCCTGTCAGCCAGCTGTCAGGGACTGTGCCGTGGCACCAGCGGAAGCCGTGTTTGTCGGCCCAGTCCTTGCAAGTTTTCTTGGTTTTGCCTGCGCGTGCGTTGGGTGACTGGAAGATGAAGCGAATGTCCAAGTCAGTCTGCCGCTTGAGCAGCACGTGCTTAGCCATTGCGTCACCATCCAGCCTACCTTTGGCCTCACACAGGATGGTGTGGCCGTCTGGCCTGACGATCACGAAGTCAGGGTTGTAGACGTGGTTGGTTGCCGGCTTGATGTAAGCGACCCGATCACTCGGGCGCTCATACCGGAAGTCAATGCCGCGTCTACAAAGATCCTCGCAGATGCGCTCTTCGAACCGCGAGCGAAATGCCTTGATCTTACCTTCCTGATCGCACAGGCCAGCCGGATTAGAACTCCGCTTGGCGTGATACCTCAACGTCGGCACCCCCGTCGTACACGAAGCCGTCCTCGACCTCGAACCCTGGCCCACCAGACTCGCCTTCGCTCAGCTCGAGAACCTGCACCTCTTTGACCTGGTGCTGCATGTAGTGGGTTCCTTGGTGTTCAGTCGCACGCATGTTGATCTTGACGTTGAGTCGTGACCCCATGCGAATGATCAACCGCTCGGTGATCAGGTTGAGCTTGGTGTCCCAGATCTTCGGGGTCGACCAGTCAGCGACACGCTTGGTGTCGAGCTTGATGATCGTGTGTGGTTCGCCCCACAGGTCACGCTCAAAGATGTACTTCGACATGTCACTGCCCCACGATTCGTGAAGCGCACGAATTTGCGGAGCGTACTCATTCTCATAGCGCTTTGTCGGGATGGCGACAGCAACCTTGTAGTGGTCGAACTTCGCCTCTTGGAGGTCAGTGAAGCAGCTGTCCTCTTGGCTGTTGTAGGTGCGGACATCACGGAGGGTCATGATGTGCGAGTCATTAATGGATTGAAACTGTTTCAGAGAAGTCATGTGCAATGCTTTCATAGTAGTCCGCGAGTAGGCGGAACAGGGAGTAGATTTCGTCGGGGTCGAGTTCGACAATCAATGCGCCCTCGGCTTTGTCGTCGAACTCTTCGATCGTCATGGATTCATCTAGGCTGTCGACGATCGCCTCGGTGTAAAAGTGCAGGTAGCCGTCAGCGAACCTGCCGAGAAGGTCGGGACTTAGTTCGAACAGCTCGACGCTTAGGTTTTGGTGGCTCTGGTGTCGGGTCATGTGATTCCTTTGGGGGAGGAGGTGGAGCTGGTCGCTCGACATACTCTCCGCACCAGTAAGCCGGATGAACGGCCGCGATCTCTGGGTAGCGATGACAGCTGTGTCGAACAAAAGCGCCAGGTCCAGCCTGTGACTGCACGTAGAACAGGCAGGAATTGCACTGCCGATCAGGCGAAGAAGTAGTCACTGTTGCGGACCTCCTCGATATTGAAGTTGCCACGGCTTGGTGGTGCCGGGATGTCTGCGCCTGCCAGCTGCGCACTGAATGTCTCGGCCAAGCTGGCCAGCAAGTCAGTGCTGTAGGTGTCGACAAACGCGCTCTTGAGTGGGCCGTCCGGTGCTAACAACGCTGCGCGTGCGTTGACGTGGACACCGAATGAGTCATGGATCGCGACCCAGTCGTTAATCGGATCTGCCGTTGTGCACCCGTTCACGATCGTCTGTGCGAGGATCGACGAGTCCAGACTGTGAATCAGGTTCGGTGCGATGCTGTTCTGCATACGCGTCCGAGCCAGCTGATCGGTCTGGCGGCGTAGTTGTGGGCTGAAGATCGCACCGTTGAATGCAGTCTTCACTCGATACGGTTCGCTGTGCCACTCAGCCTGCTTGACCGGCGCACCTGTAGGCGTCACCCACGAGAGCGGAGTGTTGGACTCGACAGCCAGAGCAGCGATCTTTCGCAGCCACTGCTGGACCTGTACTGGTCGGGTCAGTGTACCCTCAAGTGCGTCCCACAGGAGGTTGTTGATGAACCGAGCGTACCGTTTGACGTCAGGGTAGGGCGGCTCAGCACCGTCTTTGATGTCGGCGTGGATGGCGTTGTGGATGTTGTCGTTGGTGGCCCAGCGTGTCCCGCTGTATGGCATCACCATCACGACGTTCTTTGCCCATGCGCGTGGAATACCGTGACGCTCGAGTGCCAGCGACATCTCATAGTCCCGGTCATCGATCGACAAGCCAGTGCCTAGCTCGACCGCCTTGTCTCGGATAGCTGTGTAGATGTCGGCCGGGATCGGGTCATCCGACAGGCACACTGACTCGCAGGTTGTCGGGTCGAGTGTGAGACCACCGAAGTTCTGTAGGCCGTTGCACTTACCGTCGACGTAGCTGATGAGCCGGGACGTGAAGCCAAGACCAATCGCGTCGAACTGTGCCAGCTCAGTGCACGCACGCAGCGCCTGCCATGGGTCATCAAACTTCCACAGCCAGTCGAGGTTCTGCTGCCAATTCGTACCGTAGCCGACAAGTTCTTGCTTGTGCTTCTCGACCCAATCAATCCTGTCCTCTAGCGTACCTTTGTCAGCTCCGCAGGCACCCGCAACCGTGAGGTACAGGGACTGGACAGCCTCGTCGCTAGCGATCGGCTCGCCTCGGTGGAACTGGATCAGACCACGGGCCAGGTCTTGCCCCTGCGGCTGCAGGTAGGGCGGCACGTAGTACATACGCCAACGATGGTCGGCCTTGGTCGGCAGGTAGAAGGGACCGGGGTAGCGATTGGCTAGGCTGCAGATCTTGAGGAACCCGAAGCGACGACCGAATGCTTTGTTATTGTGGGCGTGGACGTGTGCTCGCTCCCGGTTCAGCTGACGTGCCAGCTCCTCGTTTGCCCAGTCCGCTGGGTCGTTCGGTGCTGGCAGCTCCCGCAGCGCTGGGTAGTCGCCGGTGTCCAGCTCCTTGTCGCGGACGTACTCTGCCGCCTCAAGGACGTCACGGTTGATCTCGAACGGTGTCGACTGCAGGGCGTTCATGGCGCGCACGTTGGTGCGTGCGTCAATCCGGTCGTGTGGGTTCTCTTTGTGGTGCCTCTCGAGTTCGATCAGGTAAGCAGGTGTGCTGCGCTTGATGATACCGTAGGGTGCGACGGATCCAGACCAGTAACCACCGCCGAACAGGTTGGACTCGACAGACCACATGCGAGGATGCACGAGTGTCGGCATGTAGCTGGTGAACAGCTCCTCAAACTTGCTGACGGTGCGCTCGATCAGTGCGCCCATGTGCTGGGTCACGCCGAGGCAGCGGCTGGTCCGGTGTCCCTCTCGATGTGTGTACTCGACAAAGAACGGACCTGTCTGTCGGATCACGTCCAACAAAGTGATGCCGATCTGCGTCTGGGCTTTAGTCTCGAGCTGCTCGAGGGTGTCGTCACCTCGGACAAGGGAGCGTGCTTGCTTGATCTGGATCTCGGTGCGGTACGCCTCTCGACGCCACGTGTCTTCGATCTGCTCTGCTGTCTTGCTGTGCGCAGCTGACCAAAGCGACCAGTGATACTCGTCAGCGACACGACGGCCAACGTGAGCAGCGATCGTGCTCAGCTTGGCGTGCTTGTGTGCGCCCGACAACATAGGGACAAGATTGAAGACAGTGCGGAGGGCGGTGAACATGACGGCGTCGGCCCCCAAGACATCAACCACGGTGACTAGGTGAGAATCACCGACAGCGTGCTGACCTGGAAGGCCGACTCCGTTCTCGATGCGATCCATGAGATGGCTGGAAGCCTCTCGGAGGATCGATCGAATCACGTGACGGGTCGGGGTCGCATCTGCTTGCCGACCTAGTTCAACCATACGCTGGACCTGACGCTTGGCGCGGGAGGTTCCCTCTTCTGCCATCCGCTCTGAGTTTCGCAGCTCAGTTAACATCGCGCCGTCAACGTGGTGGGGAGATTCAACGGCGCTGTCGGGATACGCATCAGGCGTGCGTGGGTTAGTGTCACGTGTCGTACTGGGTACGTTAACCATAATAAACTATCTCACTGGTCTGGCAACGGAAAGTTACGTTGCGTCAAATTTAAAAGTGAGATTCGGGAGTGCATTCGTAATGCGTGGGTCGGGTGTTCGAGTCACCTTACCAGCACCACTTTTCTGTGGCGCTTCAGCGCGTTACGGGCGCGCTCCCAAATCTCTGTGTGTACTGTAACGGTACGGTACTACTGTCTCGTAACAGTACTGGCTAATTAAACATTATGCGCACGGCTGTCAAGCGCCTTGCGCAGATCGTGGGCCGACTCGATGTGCTCGTATCGAGAGACCATGGCGTAGCTATTCCACCCACCCCAAGCCTTCAGCTGCGGCAAGGTGAATCCATCTTGAGCCAAGCGCGTCATGCACGTGTGCCGCAGACTGTGCGGCGTGAAGTCCTCGTCGGACGACAATCCCATGTCATGCTTCACAGCGTTCCATCGACGATAGAAGACTTTATGAGATGTTAATATGTCGAACGGACCAGACTCATGGCCCCGCTCAGTCCACGCGTCATCGAGTGCGTCACGCACAGGCTGACGCAGAGGGATCGTGCGCGGCTTGTTTGACTTGGTCTTACGGAACACGACAGCATCATCCTCGACATCGACCCAGCGCAGCTGAGCGGTCTCGGTGTATCGACTGCCGAGGTACAACAGCGCTGTGGCGAACTGGCCGTACACGCTGCCGTGCTCGGTCAGGCCAGCGATCAGGCGATCGCACTCGTCACGTGTGAACACACGATCACGCTGCCGGCCGGTCCCCTTATGTCGGTAGATCGGTGGCTTGGTGATCATGCCTCGCTGGCTAGCCCACGACATGATTTTGTTGAACTTGCTAAGCCGGTGATTGATGGTCGAGGCTGATTTGCCATCGGCGTGCAGCGCATCGGCCATCTGAATAAGATCCTGCTCCGTGATTGTGTCGATCGGCATCGGGCCGAACCACTCGCACAGCTTGGTCACGTTGGTGCCGATGGCTGCGCGATCACGGTTGCCGGCAAAGACGACCGGGACAGCGAGCTTGGCCACGTCGGCGAACGTCGTGGCTGGCTCGGTTGATTCCATGTCGGGTTCTTTACCTAGTCGGACGGACTGACGGGCGCTTGCCTGCCAAGCCAGGGCGGCGTCAAGAGTCGGGAACTCGCTGACTAACCGCCGATATAACTTCTTGGTCAGCCGACCAGCGCTCAAATGCTCAAGCGGTGTGTTGACGGACACGTATTTCTGCATCGTTCTATGTCTCCCCTGTTGATGAGAACAAAGAGCGAACGAACATGCCGCCCTTTGGAGTGAAACGCAAGTCAGTAAACCGACGATTGTCGAGGTTCTGACTCGTCTGGATGAATCCCTTACCGACAACACCGCTGGCGCTGTGCTGCGACCAGTAGGTCACGGCACGGCTGACCGACGCGTGTGTGATGGGCAAGGTGTCGACAAGATCTGACTGCCGCGCCGTGTTCGTCTCGTCACGTGCCATCAAGTAGGCAGTTTCGACGATCGCCATCATGGATGGCAAACTAATGCGGTAATCAACGGTCGCGAACGTGGCGAGCTGACGACGTAGTGTGTCGATCTCGCGAAGCATTTCTGGTCTCACAGCGAATCTCCCTTCTGTACAGTACCATTACGTCCCTGTAACCGTTTCGGTTGGGGAACGCAATGGCTACCGCACTAGTTAAGGCAAGATTCTCACTATCCTGCGGCCCACCCGTGGAACATCAGGATGAGCAGGAGCCAAGCGCCGAGGCACACGACACAGGTCAGGACGTGCTCGTTATTGAAGTGTCGCATGCTCGGCCACCTCATCGTGCAACGGCTGGATCCAGTGCAACATGCGAACACACTGGTCGTATCGATCCCGTGCGTACGCAGCTGACAGCTCGTCACGTGCCGTCTCGTTGGCACGCTGGCTGACGTCGAAGTGCCACGCCATGGCTGTGCGCAGTGACTCGACAACAAGATCCAGCTCGTCCCGGCTGACGTTGATGCCGATGCGGTCGGTCGTGCGCTCTCGGCCAGTGCAGGAACGTGGCTTGTAGCGCCACGCGTTTGTCTGGTCGGTGCCGTAGGTGGTCTGGCGCTTGCTGCGGTTACTCTTGTCGGACATGTATTGTTCTCCCTTATGTGTGTTCGACAGATCAGGTTGCGGTGCCGCACGGATACGCCCACGCAAATGCGAGCGGTGCGACGACCTCGAGGATGGCCTTGTCGTTGTCCACCAAGTCGGCGGTAACGAGATAGGCGACGAGGATCTGGCGGGTCAGCTCGACGTCCGACATCGGATCGTGAGCGCCGCAGATCAGTGGCTGTGCTCCGCTGGTAGACGCCAGCGAGCCAGTGATTGCGCCGTTGACTAGGCCGCTGATGTACAGCCAGATCGCTGTGTCAGGCGGCGACGTCTCGAGCATGTCGATCCACAGGCCTGGCGGCAGGTGCCGGGGCGGCGACGGATCGGCGACGGCAGGGGCGACAGCCAGGGCGAGGGACGCACTAGCGGCGAGCAATAGGCGGCGCATGGGTTGGCACTCCCTCGACGACGAGGCGCTTGTGCTGGCGCATGACCAGATCCACGAGCGTGTCTCGTGCTGCGGTCACGGCCTGCTGGCGCGTCAGTTGAAAGTGCGCTGCCGCCTCCGGGAACGAGTCGAACAGCTTGGAGTCAGACCATTGCCGGCTCTCGTTACGCCAGTGACTGACGACCTCGATGGTCACAGCGACGTCGACGCCTGCGCGGCGGATTACTTTGTGGTGCATAGTTGCTTGATCCTTTCGGGGAACTCGGGGTTGAGGATGAGGGTGCGCAGAGGGGCCGACAGATCTGCCAGCACTCGGCGATTGACGGAGCGGCGTTGCGCTCGGGAGCAGCTCATGTCGACGACAGCGACGGGATCGACAAAGACCTCCGTGCCGTCGACGTGGAGGGTGGCGACGATCGCCTCCCACCTGTCAGCTGTGATGTTGTAAGTTGGCTCGAGCCATACGTCGTAGGCGTACGGCACGCCGTGGCCCCAACGCTGGAGCGCGAAGATCCAGTCAGGCAGACCGGACAGGTCAGCGTCGGGGTGGCGCTTGGGTCGGCGACGTGCGCGATCAGGTCCACGGCCCATCTAGTCGGCGTCCCAGTGCCAGAAGTCATAGACCTCTGTCATAAAGTCCGACATGGCATCGGCGCGAACAGAAGCCCAGATCATGCCGGTACGCTTGGAACGGATATCACCGAAGCGTTCTTGCGCACGTTTGTCTTTGTCGGAAACCCCATCGCTCATTGTAACGGCAACAGGTTCGGATGACTTTTCGTCCCACGGATCTGGCGATGCCAATAGCGCAGTCAGCTCCTTGGCAGCTTCGTCTATGTCTTTGAGTTCTCTGCGATGTAGCGCCTCGACCCAGTACATTAGACGCTTAGCGGTTTCCCGCTCAAGCTTCATCGTGACGTGTGTCTTTGTGACCTTGATAGTTTCAACCATGTCCATTGGTTTGATCTCCCGTTAGTTGATGATGAATGTCGTGACAA